TGGCCGATATTGAGGATTCGCGCTTCCGTTCTACCTACCAACGAATTGATTTGAAGATTGCCCACGAAATATCGATGGCAGTCAAGCGGGAGGCGAAGCGCCCAACTGTTTAGCACGATGGCGGCGCGGACCCAGCTTTGCCGCGCCATAGAGTTCCCAGCCAGCAGGGATGCCAGGCAGTACAGCAACACCAGGAGCAGGGTTAACCGGCGCGGGGGTGAAGTTGGCAGGGCCGTAACGCGGGTTTCAGCGGCAGGCGTGGTGGTGTCCCTGACGGGGCGGGTAGAGCGCGAAACGGGGGCCGCAGGTGGCCCGATAGTCTGCCCTTGTGTGTGTCCAGCCTGATGGAATGCACACGGCCAAAGCGATGGGCCGGCTCCGCTCGAGCAGGTTGATCGCAACGGTCAGACACCTCGAACCCTTTTGGGTTTGGGGATGGTTTGGCCGTTGCTCAGGGCCTCACCACTGAGCAGTGGTTGACCAAGGTAGTGACTACACGGCTGCGCGACGGCCACGACCGCTTTTTTGAGGAACGATGGATATGACTGAACTTGAGACGCTGCGCCGCGATTTCGCGGATACCCGGTCGATGATGATCAGCTTCAACGAATGGACGCCGGCACAGGCCGCAGAGGTGGGCGCCGGAATCGCCGATGTGGTGAAGTCAAACGATGCGGGTGAACTGCGCTTCTGGTGCGCTTGGTTCGCCCTGCGCGGCGAGGCGGCAAGGTCACTGGCTACGGTCGGCTCGCTGGTTTTGAACGGTTTACGGAGGGCAGCATGATCGACTACATGAACCACCGATTGGTGTGCTGGGCGGAGTGGGCGACGCGGCGGGACGATGGCGGGTTGGGCTTCCCGCGTCAAAGCCACTACACCAAGGCGATGTTGAGCCACGGCCGGGGCAATATCGAGGAAATCAACGAGGCGGCGATGGAGATCGAAACCGGCGTGCTGGCCCTGCGCAAAGCACGCCCCGAACTGGCTGCCGTGGTGATGGAGTTCTACCGCAAGACCGGCAGCGCAGAGTTCAAGGCGCGTGTGCTTGGCGTGTGCCGAGACACGATGTACACCCGGCTGCACCAGGCGCACATCTGGATCATGGGATGGCTGCAAGACCGTGATGTAGAGCAGTGGGAGCGGGAACGCATGCAAAAGAAATTTCGTGCAGCAGCTTGACACGCTCCGACGAAATGTCTAAAAAGCAACCAAACTGCAATCAGTACGTCCAAAGCCCGCCTTGCCTAGCCTGCGGGCTTTTTGCATTCCGCCCATGCCAACCGCACCCGCTAGACCATGCAGGCACCAAGGCTGTCCCGCCCTGGTGCGGGATGGGTCGGGCTACTGCGAGGCGCATCAGGCAGACCGGAAGATCAACAAGTTTGCCGATGACCGTAGAGGCAGCCGCCACGAACGCGGCTACGGCACGGAGTGGGACAAGTTGCGCAATGCCATCCTGAGGCGCGACAAAGGCTTGTGCCAGGTCTGCCTGGCCGCTGGCAAGTACAGACCAGCAAAGCAGGTCGACCACATCAGGCAGAAGTCGCAGGGCGGCACGGATGCGGAAGACAATTTGCAGTCGATCTGCGTCGAGTGCCACCAGGCCAAGACCGCCAGCGAGGCGGCAGCAGGCAGGGGGGGGTGAAATCTTCACAGCCCCACCCGCCAGGACCGGACTGGTAGACACATTTTTACGTGCGGGGGTTATCAGGGTGGGGGGTACTCATCTGCGCCGCCGCTTGATCATCACGGCCACTTTCGGGTGGCCGTTTTCTTTGGGGAATGCTGAATGGGCACTCGTGGACCGCAACCGCTACCGGCGAACGTGCATATCCTGCGCGGGAACCCGAGCAAGTTGCCGTCTGCGACTTTGTTCGATGAGTTCAAGCCTGAAGTCGAAATCCCCAGCTCGCCGTCGTGGATCTGGCCCGAGGCAAAGAAAGAGTGGAAGCGCCTGACCGCCGAGCTACTGCGCTACGGCCTGGTGTCGAAACTCGACCGCGCTGCCCTGGTGCTGTACGTACAGGCCTGGGCAAAGATGGTCTGGGCCGAGAACATGCTGAGCAAAGCCATGGCCGCTGCCGAGGAAAAGCGCGCCGCCGCCGAAGCGGCGGGCGAGGAATACACCGGCGGCGACGGCATCATGATCCGCACCGCCAACGGCAACTTCACCTACTCGCACCATTGGGTGGTTGGACGCCGCGCTGCCGAGGATGTGAACCGCTACCTGGCGCTGTTCGGCCTCTCTCCGGCCAGCCGCGCTCGGGTCACCACCAGCGACAACCGCCAGGCCAGCCTGTTTCAGGATGCCGGGCAGGACAAATGGGGCGCGCTGTGATCGACCCCAGCGCCACCCACTTCACCGACATCGCAACCGCTTATGCGGCCGATGTCGTTGCCGGGAAAATCCCCGCCTGCAAGTGGCACCGCCTCGCCTGCCAGCGTCACCTGGACGACCTCGCCCGCACCGACTTCCGCTACACCTTCAACCCGGAATTGGTCGACAGCAAGGGAAAAGCCTACCGCCCGGCGGAACGGATTTGCAAGTTTGCCGAGCTGATGCCGCACATCAAGGGCGACTGGGCCGCACGCAGCCAGTCAATCACCCTCGAACCGTGGCAGATATTCATCCTCGCCAGCGCTTTTGGCTGGGTGGACCGCATCACCGGCAAGCGCCGCTTCCGCGTGGTCGACCTGTTCGTCCCACGTAAAAACGCCAAGTCGACTCTGGCCAGCGTCATCGGCTTGTACATGCTCGCCGTCGACGACGAATTCGGCGCTGAGGTGTACTCCGGCGCCACCTCGCAAGACCAGGCGCTGGAAGTCTTCCGCCCCGCCTTGCTGATGGCACGCGCCACGCCGGGCTTCCGCGCCACGTTCGGCGTCACGCCCAACGCCAGCAACCTCAGTGTGGTCGAGACCAACAGCAAATTCGAACCGGTGATCGGCAAGCCGGGCGACGGCGCGTCACCGAGCTGCGCCATCGTCGACGAATACCACGAACACAAAACCGCCGAACTGTATGACACCATGCAGACCGGCATGGGCGCGCGCTCGCAGCCGATGATGCTGGTCATCACCACATCCGGCAGCGACATTTCCGGCCCGTGCTATCAGCACCAGGTGGAGCTGCAGAAAATCCTAGAAGGTGTCATCGAAAACGACCAGCGCTTCGGCATCATCTTCACCGTCGACGAAAAGGACGACTGGACCAGCGAAGAAGCGTTGCGCAAAGCCAACCCCAACTTCGGCGTTTCGGTCGATGCCGAATTCCTGCGCACTCAGCAGCGCGACGCCATCGCCGACCCGCGCAAGCAGAACGTCTTCAAAACCAAGCACCTCGACATCTGGGTTGCCGCCGCCTCGCCCTGGATCAACCTGCACGCCTTCCAGCAGGCCGGCGACCCCAGCCTGAAGCTAGAAGACTTCAACGGCGAATCCTGCGTCATCGGCCTCGACCTCGCCAGCAAACAGGATATTGCCAGCGCCGTCTGGCTGTTCAAGCGCCCTGGCACTGAGGTCGGCAAGCCGCATTACTACGCCATCAGCCGCAACTTCGTGCCAGGCGATGCTGTAGAAAAACCAGAAAACGCCCACTACCAAGCCTGGGTCAATGCCGGTTACCTGGTGGCCACGCCCGGCAACATGATCGACCTGACCCAGATAGAAGAAGAAATCCTCGCCAGCTCGGAAACCGTCGTCGTTTCCGAAGTCGCCAAAGACCCCTGGGGCGGCCAGCAGCTCGGCGCCAACCTCGCCGCCGAAGGCTTTCAAGTGGTCGACATCCCACAGCAAGTGCGCTACCTCAGCGAGCCGATGAAAGAGATACAGGCGCTGGTCGACGCCGGCCGCTTCCACCACGACGGCAACCCCGCCTTCGTCTGGATGTTCAGCAACGTCGAAGTCAAGGAAGACCGCAACGAAAACATCTTCCCGCGCAAGTTACGCCCGGAAAACAAGATCGACGCCGCCGTCGCCACTGTGGTGGCAATGAACCGCGCCATGGTCAGCATCGCCGAATCCGACATCAACGACTTCTTGGATAACCCCATCTTCGCATGAGCCTCCTAACCCACATTGCCGGCTGGTTCCGTTTCGGCGGCCTCGCCCTGGGCGACCGCAGCGGCACGCAACTTTCCGCGCCATCGTCAGCGCTGGTGTCAGACACGCGCAGCAGCGGCGCGGATGGCGCGTTGCAGATCAGCGCCGTGTGGGCCTGCGTCCAGGTCATTGCCGCCACCATCGCCAGCCTGCCGCTGTTCGTCTACCTGGAGAAAGGCAAAGGCCTGCGCGACCTGGCGCGTGATAGCTCGCTGTGGACCCTGCTGCACGAATCGCCAAACCGGCTGATGACGCCGATCGAGTTCTGGACCGCCATCATCCTCAACCTGCTGCTGCGCGGCAACGCCTACGCCCGCATCGACCGCGACGCCAAAGGCGAAGCCTACGCACTGACGCCGATGTCTGCCGATCAGGTAGAAATGCGCATCCTGTCGGATGGCACGGTCGTTTATCTCTACAGCATCGGATCGGATGTTGCCGTACTGGCGGAATCCAGCGTGGTGCATTTCAAGGGCATGGGCAACGGCACCATCGGCTTGAGCCGCCTTGACTACATGCGCGCCACCACCGACGAAGCCGCCAACGCGCAGACCACGGCTAATCGGCTATTTGCCGCCGGCGGCAAGCCGACCGGCGTGCTGATGGTGGACCAGGTGCTGAACAAAGATCAGCGCGACCGTATCCGGCTCAACTTCGAAGAACTCGCTACCGCTACCACCAGCCGTCTGTTTGTGCTGGAAGCCAACATGAAATATCAGCAGGTCAGCCTGCTGCCGGAGGATATGCAACTGCTGGAAACCCGCCAGTTCACGGTCGAAGAAATCTGCCGCTGGTTTGGCGTCCCGCCGGTGATGGTCGGTCATGCCAACGTCACCACCTGGGGCAGCGGCGTCGAACAGATCCTGGATGGCTTCTTCAAACTCACCATCCGCCCGGCCATTGTCAACTTTGAGCAAGCCCTGCGCAAGCGCGTACTCACCGCCAACCAGCGCGCGCTGTACAGCGTCGAATTCAGCATTGATGCCCTGCTGCGAGCCAACATCAAAGACCGTTTCGATGTCTACGGAAAGGCCGTGCAGAACGGTCTGAAGACCCGCAACGAATGCCGCCAGCTTGAAAACGACCCGCCCATTCCTGGCGGGGACGCGCTTACCGCACAAACCAACCTTGTACCGCTCGACAAGCTCGGGCAAGTCACACCAGGAGCCAGCAATGGAACTCAAGACCCTATCGCTCAGTGATTGCGACATCAAATATGCGCAGTCTGAAGGCGCGTTCAGCGGCTACGGCAGCGTGTTCGGCGTGGTCGATGCCAAGAACGACATCATTATGCCAGGCGCTTATGCGGATGTACTGGCAGGGGACTCGTCGCCGGTTGATGTCTATGTCAACCATAACTGGCTCGATGCGCAGCTTCCGGTCGGTCGCTGGTCTGGCCTGAAAGAAGA